GCAGGATTAAATTCTGCAGATTTACGAATATTGTACCAAAGTTCTGCATCCATTATACTGTGAACTTCTTTTAATTTTTGATGGGTCATACCAATTATCTTACGTTCAGTCTTGTCGAATTCTCTAGCATAAGTTATACCGTCTACGTGTTCGTATATATATTTTGTGTCTGGTTTCAACATAATATTACCAACATTTAGTATAATCAACCAATTCGCTTTGTCGACTAACTTCTTTGACAAAGTAGGCACAGGTTGGTTTTTCACCGGCATGTAATGGAGTACATAAAAGTTGTCCGGGACGCATCTTTGGAAAATACCATTTAACATCTTGATAGATATCAATGATATCAATTTCTAAAAATTCTGGTCTAAAACTACTCAATGGATTAAAACAGAATGTCTTAAATCCTCGATCATTCAAACTGGTCAGTGGTAGAATTTCCATGTCAGGACCTTCAGGATCTCCGACAATAGTACACCAATCTAACGGCATAACGATATCGTGTTTACCTACTTTCAGTGCGGCTGCTGGACCTGTAAAACTTTCAAGAAAGATTAATGGAACAAAGAAATAATCCGGATTAGAGTTATCACTGTTATCTAATACAGAGAATCTAAGGTCATCATCTATTTCTTCTGGTAAATCGTTGAGGAAAAATGTTTTGTCCTCGAGTGTTAAAATTTGCATTATTGGTATTTGACCTTTTCAATTGTAAATGGATACTTTGCTTCTTTGTAGAACTTCTTACGTTCTGTTAAATGTCTCTTTGCGTATTTCGTGCTTGCGGTAAGATCCCAGATCTGTACGAAGTCTTTATCATCCGCTTTGCGAATGCCGCGTCCAATTGATTGTATAACGCGAACAAAGCTCTTTCCGGGCTCAAGAAGAACCAGATTAAAAATACGGGGCACATTAATACCCACAGCGGCCACACCGTAAGTCGCCACAATAATCTTGTTGTCAGCAGTTTTAACTTCGTCATATTCACTCTTTCTATCTTTAGTTTTTACTTTGCCAGAAATGAATACGCAGTCTGTTAATTTCTCTGTTAAGAATTCACCACTTTCAATTCTGTCTACTAATACTAGTGTGTTACCCGAATCAGCAATGCCGTTAATTAGTGAGGCAATATAAGTCATCCTGTCTTCATTGGTAACAAGGTATTTTAATTCTTCTGCATATCCGCCAAATTCTTTCCACTCGGCAGTTTGTACAATGTTAACATGACATCCACTTAATACACCTGCTTCTTGTAATTCATGTGCCTTAACACGGTGAACAACTTCACCTAAACTAGCACGAATACTTTGAAATTCGTGATCTGCTTTTGGCACAGTTCCTGTCAATCCCCAGCGAATCGGAGCATTGGCAAGATTACGTGTTAATAATGTTTTTAATACATCGGCCTTGGCCATATGTACCTCGTCAACCATGACACAACTAACACCATCTAACAATTCTGTTAGTCGAGCCAACTGTTCTTCACCGTCAAATTCCTTGGATTTTTTCTCTAAAATATTGAGACTTTGCCAGGTGCAGATTGTGTGTGTTTTGTCTAGATTTTTTCTGTCGCCATAGTAGACACCGACATCTAATCCGCAGTTAACAAAGTCTTCTTCTGTTTGTTCTACAAGACTTTTGTTAGGAACAATGGTTACTGTACGACCATATTTTTCACAGATTTTTGCCAAAGTTGCGGTGGTAATTGTCTTGCCAAAACCAGTGGCAATTTCTTGAATACACTGAGGATTTTCTAAAAACTTGTTGATAACTTCAACTTGATCTCCACGGAGTCTAATAGGGTCACCTGCAAACCGATGACCCGCAGGCCATGTTTGATCACCCCAAAAATCCTCAAAAATTTCAGGAAATTGTAACTCGGTCGGACGACGATGATCTTCAAGTTCGATGTAGTAATTTCTTGATTCAAGGTACTCTAATACCTGCGGAAGCATACTCATATAGGTAGTTCCACCAAGACCGAAAAAACTAATGCTACCATCCCACCGACCTAATTTATAGGCGGGTCTATAACGTGCAGTGGGGTCTTCATACTTGAATTTTTTAACCAAGGCCTTACGTGCATCAAGATCTAAATTTTCAATTTTGATATTAACCTCATCCTTGATAACAATTTTACACGATGACAAAATCAAATTCCTTCTGTATTTTTTTTTCGGTATAATATACTAAATTTTCGTGATTTCCAACGTAATCTCTAATGGAATAGTGTACTCCACCGAATCCCATATTGATCACAGAATTAAAATATAACTTAGATTTTAACACAGGCTTAGGCAATTTGCTACTGATAAAAACTATTTTGGTATTTTCTGTGATAGGAGAATTTAGACCATTTTCTTTGACAAAATTATTGAAATTTTTGTCAATATTTGAGTCTAACCTAAACATCACAGATAGTTCTTCATTAGGGATACCTAGTGTTTTTAGAAATTCGTGGACCTGTGTTAATTTTTTAAGTTCGTGACCACCTGGAATAACAAACAGGCAAGGACTCATATATTTTATGATATCAGTTAGGCAAGAAATTTCATTATTTTCACAATTTACATGGATTGGTTCATTGACATCACTTTTTAAAAAGTCGCTGGTAGTTTGATTGACATTAGAATTGTTAAACTGTTCAACTACTTCATCTGACCATGTAAAAATACCACGCCTCCGTGCCTCGAACATTGCAGGTATGATATCAGTGGCCTCTAATTTTGGTAAATTTTTCGGAATATTCTTAAAAATCAGCAATCCTTGATCAATGTCCAACATGGGAATTAAATTACTGAGGTTATCCAATACTTCTTTGCGCTGATCAATATACTTTTGAAATATTTCGTCACACTCGAAACTTTGTGTGTTCATCAATGTTGCCAAAAATTCAATAGTATCTTCAGTTAGAGCAAATGTCCATGATTTTTCATCAGGATTCCATTGTGCAAAATCATGTTGATTTCTATTGCTTCGAATTTCTTTAATGATGTCTTCATTGTAGGGAAATTCTACTCGAACCCCGTGTCCTAACTCCGGATGAGGATAAACTGATATTCTTTTAGCATTATTTAATTTTCTAAAAGGATATCGATAGGTGGGATTTTCCAAAAATTGGTCAATATCTTGTTTTACTGATGAGGATAATACAGGAGAATGGCGTTTAATTATTTTTAGAGCAATGGCACTTTGTTTTTCTGTAAATCCATTGCCGCGGCCAACCTGGTCAGCAAAACTATACACTAGTTTTCTGTCCCAGTCATTGAGCACACCGTGGTGAGATAGTGCTAGTACAACAATTAAATCTTCTACATTCATGATTTATTATAACACAGAACAGATAAAAATCAAAGAGTAATATCTTCGAGGCCAGCGGCACGAAGTTTAATAATATTGCTCAATTGCCATTGTTTGATGTCCAGGGCTTTGATAATTCCGAGCCATTGATTTCTTAGCATGGCAAACTCGTTGATGATTTTTTCCATATCAACGACATCTGCCTCACCTTCAACATACTTTTCGCAATCTCTGCTACTTAGAGCACGTTGATAGTTTTCCAAATATTTTCTAAATGCTTTGGAACGGATTCTTCTCAATTCAATATTGAGATATTCAAGAATAGCCTCCATCTCTTGGAGTTGATTAAATCGATGCTCAACAATACCCGGCAAAGAAGCAGAGGCCTTCTCTACGTTACCGTAGATTTTGACCTCTTTTCTTGCTTCTTCGAGTTCGTTGTAGTAGTAATCTAAACAACTTGGGAGATGCGCTATGTCTTTGGAGACTTTAGCGTACCAGGACATAATCAGTCCTCGTCTTCGCCATAGTCGTAATCTGCTTCATCAAGATCGTCATCTTCGTCTTTGTTTTCGTTGATAACTAACTCAATTGCATTATCTAAATGAGTGTCATACCCCATCAATCCTTCAAGAGTTGATAGTTCAACATCTTTGCCCAACAGGAAGTCGACGTATTGATTTGCGGCAACTTCTTTGTTTTTATCAGAGACGTATTCGCGGAATACATCCCACACTTCGATAATTAGATCTTCTTCCATTATGCTTCCTCACTATCCTCAATTGCTACAGGAGTTTCAGTTTTCATACCATTCTTGGAAATATCTTCCATCATGATAGACAACCCTTCCTTTTCATTACGCTCCCAGGCCTTGCGGAATTGTTTAATTACTTCACCATCAGTAGTTGTGTAAACAAGACTGTTGCCTTCTTTTTTCAACATACCCTTGGCTTCAAACAAGTCAACCAAACCGCTGTGTGGACTCATACCAGTTGAGTATGGAATTTCCACTTGTACTGCTTCAAAGGGTTTAGCATAACGAGTTTTCATAATCTTACAAGCAGAGCGAATACCGTTAACTGTTGTAGTTTTATTACCATCTGCGTCAGTTTTTAATTTCAACTTACGCATGGCAACAACAATAGATGACGCATAAATGAAGCCTTGCCCGCCACTAATTTTGTCATCTGGATCAAACATATCTTGACTAGCGTAGGTGTGATTTGTACAAACCATACCAACATTCCACGAGCCAAACATGTTTACACAGTTACGAACCAATGATGTAAGTGCCTTAGGCTTACGGCCCATATCACCTTTCATCTCACCTGCTTCGAACTGATTGACGTCAGTCGGAGTCAACAACATGCCCAAAGAGTCGATTACAAATAATATCTTTGGACGAACGTCCTCGGGCATAGTTTTGTATTCTTTCATGAATTCACTAATGGTTTTAGCCACATCGTCAATCATAGCCATGTTGAGTTTTAACAGTTTATCGTCACTGGTATCAACACCCAGATCTTTTAACCACTTCTCATCAAGAGCGTTTTCACTGTCAACTAGGATAACATAGATGCCTTGTTCCTGTGCTGCCTTGATAATGTTTCCGGAGCAGATATAACTTTTACCTGCGCCAGATTCACCAGCAAACACAGTTACCTTACCAAGTGGAACTCCTTTGTAGAAGTCACCACTGA